GTAAATCATACAAAATTGTCGCATTAGGTGATACTAATTTTAATCTTAATGGTGCTGATAGTAGTCCAGCAGTAGATGAAGTGTTTACAGCAAATGCTATTTTAGGTATTGGTACTGGACTTGTTGTAGAAGTAATTGCTGGAACAACAGGAACAGTAATAGAAATTAAAACTAATCCTACGCTTACTACTATAACTGTAGATAGCACTTCTGGTTATGCAGCAAATGGCAAAATACTTATTGATGATGAGGTAATTTCTTATACTGGAATTACATCTACAACTTTTACTGGATGTAATAGAGGATCAAGTAACACTACTGCTACATATCACGATGATAACGATGTAGTTACTACTGCTACTAAACCAATTACAGTTACTACATTTGATCCTAGTTGCGGTATGGGCTCTTACGGTAGATTATGGTGTGGCGGTATAACAGAAGCAAAAGATGTTGTTTATTGGTCAAATTTATTAGATGGTGATGATTGGGCAGGTGGTGACTCTGGAGTATTAGACCTTAGTCAAATATGGGGTACTGATGAAGTTGTAGCTATTGCACCTTTTTATGGTAAGTTAATTATATTTGGTAAAACTAATATTGTTGTATATAACAATCCTACTGCTGTTTTAAGTTTATCGTTAGATGAAGTAATAAGTGGAGTTGGATGCGTATCAAGAGATAGTATTCAAGCTATTGGAGATGATTTAGTATTTTTATCTGCTACTGGACTTAGATCATTAGCTCGTACAACTGAAAAAGATAAATTACCTTTAATAGATTTATCTATAAATATTAAAGACACAATTATTAGAAACATAGGTCAAAGCACAAATGTTAAAAGCGTTTATGTTGAAAACGAAGGTATATATATTCTTTCATTTGTAGACAAAAATATTAATTATGTTTTTGATTTTAAACAAATAACTCCAGAAGGAGCACCAAGAATTACTACCTGGACATTTGATAATGACAGAGAGCCAGCTAGTATGATTAATACAGAGCTTTATAGTGGTTTGTTAGTTGGTCAAAAAGATGGAAGCATTGCAGGCTATGAAGGTTATTTTGATACAGACATGTCATTTGTGTCTAGTTCAGTTGTTTTTACTAATAGTTCTTATACTGCGGATGTTTCTTCTATATGGATTCCAATGGGCGAAAGCATGGCAGCTTCTATACTTAAAAAAATAGTATTAGTTTTAGAAGGTGGTTCTGGTGCAACATTAGGGTTACGATGGTATGTAGATTTTAGTATGAACTCATCACCAACAACAATTATTAATTTAGCGCCTACATCAACAGGTACAACTGCACTATGGGGAGCTTCTAGTTCTTTGTATGGTACTACATCAGTAACACATACTCATGTTGCAGCAACACATCCAAGTAACTCAACTTATAGTCCTGTATTTGGATTAGAAGAATACAGAACATCTTTAACAGGAAGTGCAAAAAAATTGAAATTAAATCTATCTCTTTTATCTAATGGATTTGATGCTTCAATACAAGATTTATCAATAATATCTTTACAGGGGAAAATACGATGAGTAATTATACTTTAGCAGTCAATTGGTCAGGCAAAGATGGACTTTCGGACAGTGATGCTGCGAAAGTAATTTCTGGTGCTGATTTTAATTCTGAATTTACAACAGTACGAACAGCAATTAATTCTAAGGCAGACCTTAATGGTAATGCAACTGAAGATTTTTTAACTAAAACTCAAGGTGCTTCTGACAATTCTACTAAAACTTCAACAACAGCTTATGTAACAAGAGCTGTTGCTGCCCTTGATGCAGCAGCAATTAATGCTATTGTATATCCAGTAGGCTCTATATATACAAACATGGCAGTTGCTACAAATCCAGCTACATTATTAGGCATGGGAACTTGGGTAGCTTATGCAGCAGGTAGAGTCTTAGTAGGTAAAGCAGGTAGTGGAACTTTTGATGCACTTGATGAAAGTCTTGGTGCTGAAACAACTACTTTATCGGCAGCACAACTTCCTGCACATACACATACATATAATGCTCCTAGTGGTAGTTTTATGGCAGGCCCAGGAAATAATGCTTATGGTGGTGTTTCTGTATCTGTAGGTTCAACATCTACTGCCTCTGGTTCAATAGGTGGTGGTTCGGCACACAGTAATTTACAGCCATCTGTAACAGTCTATATGTGGAAAAGAACAGCTTAATGAATAAAGCATTATGATCGTTTATTACGCATACACTAATAGTGTAACAAGACCACATGGCTTAATTCATGGCAAAGAACCTAGAGTAGCCATAAAAGAATTTGTAGATGATGCTAGTGAACTTAGATTTTTAAAATGTCCTGCTTATACAGATGTAATGAAAAATGTCTTTGGAGTGCCCTCTTGGTTTAATTTAGATTTAGATGTTGTAGAAGGTGGTTTAAATTCAAATGTTGATCAAGATTTTTTTAATAATTATGTAACAGTTCACAATGTTAAAAATAAAGTTTATGCATTAGAGCAATCAGTAATGTTTATAGCAAAAGATGACTCTTTAGAGATGACTCAAGAACATCCTAACATGGTTGATAATAAATTTACAAAAAGTTGTTCAGTAATTTCTGGTCGTTTTGACATAGGAAAACATTTTAGAATGTTATCTTGTGCTTTCTTTATAAGACAAGGCGTTAATAAAGTAAGTATAGGTGAAGATGATATTATTTATAATTTAAGATTTAATACAAAAAATAAAATTAAGTTAGTTCCTTTTTTTATGAGTCCTAAATTTGAATCTCTTACACAAAATTTAGGCTTCAAAAATACAAAAAGCAATTCATATAAATCTTTAGATTATTATTATAAATTGTTTAAGAAAAAAAATTTAAAAAAATTACTCATAAAAGAAATAAAAAATAATTTATTATAATAATTAGGAGAGAAGAATGGCACATACACCAGCACATACAGGCAGACCAGGAAGTGGTGGAGGCGGAACTGCTGCTGAGAAAAAAGCACAATGGAAACCTTATGGTGGTGCACCAAAATACGGAAGAAAAAGTGGTTTTGATTTATCTGGATTAGGTGGATTATTAAGTGGTAGAGGTGGCAGAGATTACACTGAAGAAGATTTAAGAAGGCAAGAAGAATACGATAGAAAAATTTGGGAAAGGTCTACTCCAAATGTAAATGGTGTTGGTGGAGGTGTTACTTGGGATAGAGATACAAACACAGTCTCTTCTGCTTTAAGTGAAGATAATCAATCTATATACGATGATGCTTATAGAAGGCAAGGAATGTTTGGCGGACAAGTTGATTATTTAGCTTCTGGTGGTTGGCAAGAAATGCAACAAAAAAGATTTGAACAAATGCAAGCTATGTATAAAGACCAGGATGACGAGGCAGCTTTATTAAGAAAAGAAAGTAATTACAATACTGGTGCTTCATTAACTGCGCAAAAAATGGATGAGCTAACAGAACGAAAATTAATTGACAATAGAGAACTAGGCATGTTAAACCAATCTTATGGTGAGTCACAAGATTTGCTTGATAATAATATATTAAGACAAAAAGGTTACTTAGCACAAAGAGGTGATTTAGAAACAATGGCAAATGGATTAATTAAAATGCCTACGCCTGACACTGCAGGGAATATGGCTAATGTTAGTACAGCATCAACTCGTTGGGCAGATGAATTAAATATGAAACAATTAAAAAAAGCGCAAGGAAAAAGTAAATTATGGGATTCAATTTTAGGCGGTGGAAGCAGTCTATTTGGTGTATAGGAGATAAAAAATGAGTTTATTTGACGTTAAACAATCTATAGAAAATGATATGCTTGCAAATGCTAAAGATGTAGCAAGCCTTCCGCTTGGTCGTGTAGGGTTATATTCTGCCTCTGTGCAAGGTGATTTATACAATCAAGGGTTAATGTCATTAAGCAAATTAATGGGAGGCGAAGGCGATCCTAGAATAGCTAAACAAGAAGCGCTGCAAGTTATTAGAGATAAATATCCAAATCCTACTACTTCTAAAGATTTTGTAGAAATATCTAATGTATTAAGACAAGAGGGATTTGATGCAGAAGCAACTAACGCTATGAATATAGCTAAAGATATGAGAACTGCAGATATTCAAGAAATGAACGCTAAAAAAGTTACAGGTTCAAATACTGATCCTAATATTGCTTTAAAAAGATTACAAGGAATAAAAGCATCTGAATTTTTAGCTAAAGAAAGCATACTTCCAGGTTATGTAGATAATCTTGAAAATAAAAAGAAACAACTTTTAGAAATGAAACAACAGGGTTGGGTTAGTACAGATGCTTACAAAAATCTTCAAAAAGATATAGATGATGAAGAAGGTGTTTTAGCTGCACAAACTAAATCTATTAATGACGATGTAAAAGTGTTTGGTGATAGATGGAATAAAGTTAATATACCTCAAACAGATGCTGCTTTATCTAGAATGGAAAAGTTAATAGACAAATATTCTGGTGCTGATGGTTCTGGTAATTTACCTGGTGTTAATGTTGCAGAACAATTTGCAGGTAATTATTTGAGTAGTGAAAAAGATGCAGAAGTTATACAAGCATTAGCTGCTATTGAAAACGCTTTATTAAAAGAGCGTTCTGGTGCTGCTGTTACTGAATCTGAATATATTAGATTTTTAAAAGAAGTACAAGCTGGTTTTAGAGATGATGCTGCTGTAATTAGATTTATACAAGAATATAGAACAGCACTTGAAAAAGAAAAATCTGCTATATCAGGTGCTTTTAGACCTGAAGTAAGAAACAAATATTGGAAACAAGCAGGCACTTATAAAACATACGATTCTCCCGCTGATGTTGAGGACTTAGCAATAGGAACATTTTATTTTAGTCCAGATGGAAAACTTAGGCAAAAAAAGGAGAATAAATAATGGCAGATTTAGAATGGGATGATGAAGTAGAAGATGATGTTTTTATTAATCCTTCACAAGCAATTATAGATTCTTCATCTTGGGATAATGTTGATTTAGTTAATCAGACTGTTTTGACAGGCGGTGTGGATGTAATGGGTAATCCAGATTATCCTGAAAATATTGATACAGTAGATGCTGATGGACTTGCCCAAATTGTAGGTGGCGGAGTAGGTGGCTGGAGAGGAGCAGCAATAGGC